GTGTCTGCTTCACGGCCGAAGGTGGCCTCCTGAACGCGAATTTTCACCCAGTTGCCCCGGCTGTCGTTTCCGCCGCGTGGGAGGGCTGGCACAAAAGCCACGCAGAAAGCCTCCAGCCATGTCCGATTGTCCGCGAGCACATTGGCATTGACCGTCAGCTCCACTTCGTAAAGCTCTCTCTTGCGGATTTGTTTCGTTGTCGTGCGGGATACGGCCAGCTTGCGCCCTGTGCGGGTGTATCTCTCCGGCATGAACTGAAGTTCGAGGCGCGGGCGCCTGATAGTCAGGTTGTCCTTTTTCACAATGTCGATCACACTGCCTTCCGGCATGCCGGCGGACAGCGCCGCCCGCGTGATGACCTCTCTGGCGAATGACTGCATGTGGAATCCTACGGTTTGAAAGCCCCAGCTAAAAAGTCGGCCATAGTTTCCTTCACTTCCTCCATGTCGGTCTTGGACACTCCAAGAAAGGGGCGTGGCGGAATCGTCACCTTATCAGCAGATACCGTCCGCCCGCCATTTCCCTTGAAGACAAGACGTTTTGCCTTTTTAGGTGTGATGGTGCCGCCTTTCTGATGAATACGGGCATAAACCAGGTTGCTGCCCACCATGACCTTGTCGGACGTGGCAGCGTAGTCGAT